TGTACTTGAAGGTTTATTTGGACCTGTTTATAAGGCAAAATCTACTGCTGAGTTAATGGAAAAAGGACAACTTGCTGCATTTAAAATTAAATGTTTGATTCTTAAATATGACGAACCAATTTGCAAACAAGCCAGAGACTGGGACTATCAATCCGAAATAGACTACATAGTTAAAAGCAAACCAAGAAATGATTTTATCAAAAACTTGGTGTTGTCTCTCAAAGGTAATACACTTGTGTTGTTTCAGTTTGTTGAAAAACACGGCAAGGAGTTACATGCAATTATTAAAGAACATGCAAAAAATAGGCATGTATTCTTTGTCTTTGGTGGCACCGATGTTGAGATTCGGGAATCAGTTCGTTCAATTACTGAAAAGGAAAAAGACGCTATTATTGTGGCTTCTTATGGTACCTTTTCTACTGGCGTTAACATTAGGAATTTACACAATATTGTTTTTGCTTCTCCTTCAAAGTCTCGCATAAGAAATCTACAATCAATAGGAAGAGGATTACGATTGGGTGATAACAAAGAAGAAGCAACTCTATTTGATATCTCAGATGATTTTAGAATAGGCAAATATACCAATTACAGCTTGCACCATTTCGTGGAAAGAGTTAAAATATACGATGATGAAAAATTTAATTACAAGTTCTACAATATCAACCTTAAAAATGACTGATATAAGCATCTTATTTTTAAAAGAACATCTCAAGGTACAGTAATGATGATGTTACCTTGGTTACCAATTGAGTTGATTAAAGATAATACTGCAACAATTTATTCTTCTAATGTATTAACGATTGTAGATCCAAAAGATGCTCTTGTTGAATATTACGGTAACATGATTAATACAGAACAATTGAAACAGATGCGTGATGACACTATAGTAAATAATCTAAAAGAAGCTTTAGATGATAGTGATGACGATGAAGAAGACGATAACGAGGAATCGTTAACTAAAGAAGAAGCGATGGAAATCATTCATCGTAGAAAATCTAATAGGTTACATTAATTATTAATTTCAAACGGAACACCGACAGTATACGACATGTCAAGCCGTTTGTCAACAGCTAAAGAAGGCAAATATGAGTGAGAAGAAACCAAAACATTATGTGAACAACGCCGATTTTCTAGAGGCTTTAACACAATACAAAAAGAATTGTGCTCTAGCAAAAGAGAATGGCAAAGAAGACCCACAAATTCCAAACTACATTGGAGAGTGTTTTCTGAAGATTGCGGAACATCTGTCTCGCAAACCTAATTTCTTTTCTTATTCTTTCCGAGAAGAAATGATATCAGACGGTATTGAAAACTGTCTAATGTACTTCCGCAACTTTGATGAAACTAAATCAAAGAACCCGTTTGCATACTTCACCCAAATCATTTACTTTGCCTTTCTACGCCGTATTATGAAAGAGAAGAAACAACTCTATGTCAAATACAAGGCAACAGAACAGTTTGGCATACTTGATGAGTTTGAAATGTATGAAGACTCTGACGGCAATATGAAACAGTTTGAATTGTATGAAAACATTTCCGAATTCATTCACAATTTTGAAGAGGGCAAAAGAAAGAAAAAAGAAGGCAAGACAAAAGGCCTAGAAAAGTTTATTGAAGAATTGCCTACAGAACCATTGACAAACAGTTAAAATTGTGATATCATATAAATTATGAAAATTTGTATTCTAGGCGACACGCATTTCGGTATGCGTGGTGACTCTTTGGAGTTTCACCGTTACTATAAAAAATTCTATGATGATGTATTCTTTCCGTATCTAATCGATAATAAGATTGATACGGTGTTTCAGCTTGGTGATTTGTTTGACCGCAGGAAGTTTATTAATTTCAATTCACTATATCTGTGCCGTAAATACTTCTTCAATAAACTCCGTGATAACAACATTACACTTCACACACTTCTAGGTAACCATGATGTTGCCTTTAAGAATACCCTTGAAGTAAATTCTACCTCTTTACTATTGCAAGAATATGAAAACATTAAAATCTATGATGAGTTTGATTCGGTATCATTTGATGGTGTGGGAATTGATATTGTACCTTGGCTTTGCTCTGAGAATCAAGAAGAAATCTTTACGCAAATAAAAAATAGCACATATCAAATTTGCTTTGGGCATTTTGAGATTGATGGGTTTGAAATGGATCGTGGCAATGTTTGTCATGGTGGTATTGACAAACAGCCATTAAACAAGTATGATATCGTATTGACAGGACATTTTCATCACAAATCAAATGACGGTCATATCTACTATGTTGGCACACCAGGCGAGATGACTTGGGCTGACTATAATGACCCAAGAGGATTTCATATCTTTGATACGAATACCCGTGAACTTGAATTCATACAGAACCCTTATAAGATGTTTCATAAATTGTCTTATGATGACGGTGAACAAGATTTTGTGTTTTGGAAGTCATACGATTTCACTCCGTTGAAAGATTCATATGTGAAGGTGATTGTTGTTAACAAACAGAATCCATACCTATTCGATAATGTTATTGATACTCTTTATAAATCAGGCGTATCAGACATATCAATTGTTGAAGACTTTACTGATACAGTAATTGAGAATGACCAAGAATTGATTGACCAAGCTGAAGATACAATGACAATCTTGTCCAAGTATATTGATAATTTAACTTTGAATGTTGAGAGTGAAAAACTAAAAACTCTAATGAGAGAACTCTACATTGAGGCATTGAATACAGAAACTACTGAATGATAACCTTTCGTTATGTGCGTTGGAAGAATTTACTTTCAACTGGTAATTATTTCACAGAAATAAAACTAAACAATAACACTAACACACTTGTTGTTGGTGAGAATGGCTCTGGCAAATCAACAATGCTAGATGCCTTGTGTTTTGGTTTGTTCGGCAAAGCCTTTCGTAATGTCAACAAACCAAATCTATTAAATTCAATCAATGGAAAAGATTGTGTCGTTGAAGTTGAGTTTGATAACAATAACAAATCATACAAAATTATTCGTGGTATTAAACCTAACGTCTTTGAAATTTATTGTGATGGTGAATTATTAAATCAAGATGCTGCTGCAAGAGACTATCAAGAATACCTTGAGAAGTTTATTTTAAAGTTAAACTATAAATCATTTACACAAATTGTAATTCTTGGTTCTGCATCATTTGTTCCTTTCATGCAATTGTCGGCATCAGACCGAAGAGCAATCATTGAAGACTTGTTAGACATTCAAATCTTTTCGGCTATGAATGGTTTGTTAAAAGATAGATTAACAAACAATAAAGATTTGATGACTCAAAGTAAAAATGAAATTGAATTGACACAACAACGATATGATTTACAAGATAAACATATCAAAGGTCTGAAACAAAACAATGAAGAAAAGGTGAATGAATATGTTGGTGAAATACAACTCAATAAAAATACCATACAAACCTTACATGATGAGATTGCTAACCTCTCCATACAAGTCAGCACACATCAAGACATGGTGGCAGAAAAAACTTTGGTTGAGGATAAGGTCAAGAAGATTACAAAGCTTGAATCAGTTAAGTTGTTGACAGAGCAAACTAAACTGAATGAAATAACCGAGATACAGAAAAGAATCCAGACCTTGCAAATTGATATTGCAACCAAGAACACTTCTATTACTGAAACAAGTAAGTACATTACCAGATTAGAAAAACAAATAGAAGAATTAAAAACAAACAAGGCATCTACAGAACAAGAAGAACAAGAACTTGAACTTCTTAAAACGACACTTTCTGAATCAAAAAGTAGTTTAAAAAGTTTGATTGATGAGAAGACATATTATGAAGTTGCTTCTGGTCTATTAAAAGATACAGGTATTAAAACAAAAATTATCAAACAGTATTTACCTATCATCAACAAGTTGGTAAACAAGTACCTTGCATCATTAGATTTCTTTGTGAACTTCAACCTTGATGAATCATTCAAAGAAACAATCAAATCAAGGCATCGTGATGATTTCACTTACAATAATTTTAGTGAAGGTGAAAAACAACGAATTGATATGGCATTGATGTTGACATGGCGTGCTGTTGCTAAGTTAAAGAATTCATCTAATACTAATCTATTGATACTTGATGAAGTGTTTGATTCGAGCCTAGATACTAATGGCACAGAAGAACTAATGAAGATTCTTCATATGCTTGAAGGAGTAAATCTATTTGTTATCTCTCACAAAGGAGATATTTTGGTAGATAAATTTGCCAATGTAGTTCGTTTTGAGAAAGTAAATAACTTTAGTAGGATAATGAAATGAGTGATATTTTAAAAATTGATACCGCAGTTGCAGCAGGTATAAAAACAGCTGATGATAAGATTGAACCTTTACAGGTACATGATGATACATTTCATATGTTATCTGTTCCTATTCCAGAATTTCTTGGAGTCTTGCCTAATCCAAGTAT